GCCCCTCGCCATTCCCCATTTTTCTGTCGCCTGATTTTTTTGTTTTTCTGTCCGTGCGTTGCGGCATTGCGGGGCTGCGGCGCTTTCTGCCGGGGCATTGATCCGCGCGATGGAGGATTTGAGATGCCGCTACGGAAGGGATCTGGGCGCAAGACGATATCGGCGAATATCCGGACCGAGGTTCGGGCGGGGGTACCGCAGAAGCAGGCGGTGGCGATTGCGCTCTCGAAGGCTGGCAAGGGCCGGAAGTCGAAGGGGAAATAGCGATGCTCGTTCATATCTACAGCGACGAGCGGTGTCCGGATTACGGCGTTGATCGCGAGCCGCATCCCAATCAGCCGGTGATCGAGGTGAGCGACGAGCTTCTGGCTGAAGTCGATGCGGCCGAGAAAGCCTACACTGCGGTTCAGGTCAAACTGCAGGAATTGGCGAAGCAGCAGCGCCGGCGTGTCGCATGATCGAATACGACGAGGCGACCGGCTTCCCGATTTTCCGCCCTGATGGTGCGGTGCTGCGGGCGTTCATGCGGGACCGGACCTCGGCGGTGAAGATCATCCAGGGGCCGCAGGGATCGGGGACGTCGTCGGCCTGTTGCATCCATGTTTTTCAGCAGGCGCTGGAGCAGCCGAAGCAGCGCGACGGGCGGCAGAGGTTCCGCGCCTATATTTTCCGCGAGACCTACGCCAAGATCGAGGAGACGGTGCTCAAGACCTGGCTCGACTGGTTCAAGCCGGGGACGCGCGCGGGGGAGTTCGGGGTGTTCTACGAGACGCGGCCGTACCGGCACGAGGTGCGGGTGGGGCCCTTGGAGTTGGACGTCTCCTTCATGGCGCTGGAGGACATCCGGGACGCCAAGTCGTTTTTCGATTCGCTGGAGCCGAGCCTGTTGTGGTTCAACGAGGGTCAGCATGCGCAGCTGGCGGTGATCCGGCACGGGCTCTCGCGGGTGTCGCCGCCGCGGTATCCTGCGAACAAGGACGGGGGGTGCGCGTGGGGCGGGCTGATCATCGACACCAACGCCCCGCCTGCGGACCACTGGATCCCGATCATGCGGGGCGATTCGCCGATTCCCGAGGGGACGAGCGACAGCGAGCGGCAGGCGCTGCGGAAACCGGACAGCTGGACCTTCTACATGCAACCGGCGGGGTTGATCGAGGAGTTCGACAGCCAGGGGCGGCTCTTGGGGTACAAGCCGAACCCGGTTGCGGAGAATTTGCGCTACCTGCATCCCGAGGGGGTCGACCCCCTGGGGCCGAAGAACTTCTACATGCAGAAGATCGCGGCACAGCCGAAGCCCTGGATCGACGCCTATGTGATGAACCGGTCGAGCGTGGTGACGGACGGGCAGCCGGTGTACCCGCAGTTCCGCCGCGACGTGCATGTTTCCGATCGCGACCTCGAGCCGATCGCCGGGATGCCCGTGATCGTCGGGCTGGATTTCGGGCGGCAGCCCGCGGCGCTGGTTTGCCAGTGCCTGCGCGGCGACTGGTTCGTGCAGAGGGAATTCATTGCCAAGGACGAGAGCGCGACCGAGTTTGCCCCTGCGCTGAAGGCGTACCTTGCAACGCATTATCCCGATTTCAATTTCGTGTTCTGGGGCGATCCCGCGGGCGGCAAGCGGGGCGAGGCGAGCGACGTCACGCCGTTCATGGTGTTCCGCGAGCACGGCATGATCGTGCGGCCGGCGCCGAACCCGCAGAATCAGCTGACGGTGCGGCACGAGGCCGTCAATGCGATCCTGATGCGGCGCTCGGCGAGCGGGCAGCGGCCGTCGGCGATGCTGGTGAGCCCGCGCTGCGTCACCTACATAACGGGCATGTCGGGCGGTTATTTCCTGCGCCGCATCCGGGTGTCGGGCGAGCGCTATTCGGAACAGCCCGAGAAGAACCAGTACAGCCATATCTGCGAGGCCGGCGAGAACGGGTTTTTGGGCGGCGGCGAGGGCGCCGCGGTGACGATGGGCTCGCTCGGTGACTTGCGTCCGGCCCAGGTCTGGAACCGGCGCAAGACGATGCGGAGGAATACGGGATGAGAACGCTCGACAAGCCGGTGACTGTCTTCGAGTACCGCTCGGGACGTCCCATGCCCGAATTCTTCGTTCAGCGCTACGATGCGGAGATATCGGCCTGGGGCGCCAACTTCGGAAAGATCGGCCCGGTCAAGACCATCGTGCTCTTGGAAGGGCGCTTCGCGGACCCTTCCCCGAACCCGGAGCAGGGCGCGGTGCTGCTGGCGGTAAAACTGGTCGCTGAGGTGTCGAGCCGGAAGGATCGCGTCGTGGTGCGGCCCTTGGGCGAGCAGGACGAGGCCCTGATCGCGCGGCACTGCGAGAAGATGATGCGGCTTGGTGTGCGGGCGGCGGATGTTTTGGTCGAACCGGAAAGGCCGGGGATTCCGTTCCTGCCGCGGATCGTGCAGTGAACGAGCCTGTCGAGGCGCGGCGCTGGACGATCGTGTTCCACCGAAAATCCTGCCACTGGGTTTTTGCAGCGCTCGCCTGCGGGCATTTCAAGCACGTCTCGGCGTTCGCGTGGCTTCCCGAACTGAAACTGTGGGTATTCTACGACTGCGGTTTCCGCCGCGCGCGGCTGTTTCACATGCTCGACGGCCCCGATGCGCATGCCGTGATCGGATCGCTGGCGCTAGGCAACACGCTGGTCAGCCTCGACGTCAGCGACGGGCAGGAGCGCTGGTTTCGCCCCGGGCTGTTCTGCACCTCGGCGGTCGCGCACCTCGTCGGGGTCAGGTCGGCAGCGCTTCGCCCCGACAGCCTCTACCGGGCCTGCCTGCGCGCGGGGGGGAGAATACAGCCCGACGTTCCGTGCGTTGCGCCAAACGCAGGGCTTGCACCATTGCAGGACGATGGAGCCAGAAAAGCCTGTCATGGCGGTCGACCCGAACCTTGCGGCGGAGCAGCAGCAGGCGCAGCAGAAGCTGGTCGCAAACCTGCAGACCGAGGCGCAGATCGACACCGCGAACGTCATGTCGCGCTTCGGCACGCGGCTGGCGCTGGCTAGTTCCGGCATGGCGCCGATGGCCGCGCCGACGGCAGCAGTGCCCACGCGAAGTACAGCAGGCATCACGACACCCTGGCAGGCCGCCGCAGCCCTCTGGCCGGCGGGGCGATAGATGGCCGACGATCCCAAGCAGCCCAATCTCGTCGAGGCCACCGCGCTCAAGAAGCTGGAGCGCTGCCGCGAGCAGAAAGCCTACTGGGAACAGGACTTCAAGGAGGGCTATTTCTTCGCCGCGCCGCAGCGGATGCGGACCATCAATTCGCTGTCGCCGCCGGCGCTGGTCCGCACCATCGACGCCTCCGAGCTCAACACCGACGAAGCCTTCCTTTTGTGCGCCGATTTCGGCACCGAGGTGCAGAACGCCTACATGCCGCAGGACAAGGCGTGGTGCGAAGCCGGGGAAGGCATGGACCTGCCGGACGGCGTCTGGAATCAGGTCAAGGACATCGCCAAGAAAAACGACGCCAAGATCTTCTCGGCGATGCGAGCGTCGAATCTCTATCCGGAAGTTACCAAGGCTTTCAACCCGGACCTCGCTCTGGGCACCGTGGGAATGTGGATCGACCGCAAGCACCCGGCCACCCCGATCGAGGTGCTGGCGATTCCCTTGCGCGAACTCGAAACCAACCTCGGGCCGAACGGCGAGCCGGACGACCGTTTTGCCGTGCGCTACACCCGCAACGAATACGTCCAGAGCATCGTCGGGGAAGCAATCTGGGAAAAGGTCCCGGCGGAACTGAAGGAGCTGATCAAGAACAAGCCGATGGAGCGCACCCGCGTCACCTTCGGTTTCTGGCGCGACTGGGAACGGCCGGAGGAATGCTGGCAGCACGTCGTGCTGATCGACAAGACAATGGTGCATGAGGCGAAGCTGGTCGGGGAGGGCTGCTGCCCGCTGCTGGTGATGCGCTTCAACCCCAGCGCCGATTGGGTGTGGGGTCTCGGGCCGCTGCTGCAGGGCATGCCGTCGCTCCGCCAGATCGACGAGATGGAGATGGCGCTGCAGGAGCACTTTGATCTCTCGCTGCGCCCGCCGATCACCTTCCCGAACGACAGTTTCACCAATGTCGAGCAGGGGCTCGAAAGCGGCTTTGCCTACCCGATCCAGCCTGGCCACGAGGGTGCGGTCAAGAAAATCTACGATGTTCCCCCGGCGCAGGACGGCGTCTACACCTACGAGGCGAAACTCAAGAAACTGCGCAAGCTGTTCTATGTCGACCTGCCCGAGCAGTCCGGCGACACCCCGCCGACGCTGGGCCAGTGGCTCGACGAGATGGCGCGCGCGCAGCGGCGGCTCGGCACTCCCGGCCTGCCGTTCTGGCGCGAGGGACCGGCGAAGATCTACCTGCGCTTCAAGTACCTCCTGGAGAAATCCGGCGCCATCGAACCGCTCACGATCGACGGTCGCACGGTCGCGATCCTGCCGCGCAATCCGGCCCAGGCCGCCGCCGAGCAGCAGGAAGTCGGCATGGCCCTGAAGGCGATCGGGGCTGTCGCTCCCGCCTTCCCCGAGGAATTCAAGATGAACGTCGACGGCCGCGAGACCATGGACAACATCTTTGAAAAGATGCGGGTCACCGATTTGATCGTGATGCGCGACAAGGCGAAGGTCGCACAGGCCGTCGACCAGATGGCCAAGCTCGCCGCCGGCCGCCATGCGCCCGAAGGTTCCGAGGCTACCCCGGGACCTGCGGCATGATCGAGAACAAGGACCTGTACGAGGCCGTCGACCGCATCGCGTGCACCGCGGATGGCCGGATTCTCTACCTGTTCCTGCAGAAGAAGATGATGGAATTGCCCGATCCCTCGATTGCGGGTGCGTTGCGCTGCCATCACGGAGAACGCACGTTCGCGGCGAAATTGATCGGCCTGATGGCCAAGGGGATCGCAGAAAGTGGCGGACGAGACACTACCAGCACCGACGACACCGGACGCTCCGAGCCCGTTATCGTCTTTGCCGCCCACAAGCCCGTCGACGCCGGCCCCCGCCGCCCCCGCGGCAACGAGCGCCGCGTCCGCCCCGACACCATCGTCGCCGGCTGGAACGACGGTCCCGACGACCCCGCCGGCCAAACCTGACTGGCTTCCCGGCGACACCTTCTGGGACGCCACCAAGGGCGAGATCAAAGGCGCCGACCTCGGCGCCAAGTTCAACGAGATGGCGACCCGGATCGCCACCGAGGATATCCGCAAGAATTCCCTGCCCGCCGCTCCCGAAGCCTACAAGGTCGAACTACCGGCCGACTTCAAGCCGCCCGTGGGGAGCCAGCCGTTCAAGTTCGACGAAGCCGCTCCCGAGATCGCTGCCGCGCGCGCGATGGCGCACGCCAAGGGCTGGACGCAACAGGATTTCTCGGAAGCGCTGGGGCTGTTCGCCA